CTAACATTGAATCATTCGCATTAGGACAATCTTTCAAATGGTTAAAGGAACATGATAAAGCAATTAAGGTATTACTATCATACGCCGATAACGGACAAGCTCACTTAGGAGGTATCTATCAGGCTACCAATTGGATTTATCAGGGATTATCTACGGATATTGCATTGATGCCAAATTGGGGTATCTCATTACACAAAGACCCGTATCAATGGATTCATAGTAGGACTGTGTTTTCAATGTGGGGTAGTGGTAACTTAGACCATTTAAAATTAGAAATAGGTAAGCAAGGATATAAAGAGTTTTGGAGAAGGGAAGAACCACCAAAGCATAGATACGTTCAGCTACTTGCACAAGATAAAAAAGAAAAGAAAGATTTGATGAAACGATTAAAGCATGAGATTAGACCTTATCCAAAAGATACGGCTAGTTACAATACGGAAGTAGTTCATCACTTAACAACATACGAAGCACCAGAGGGAGTAGAAAACTTTTGGTAATATAAAACAACATTATGGATATAACAGACTTTTTAGTAGACAAGTACGAAAATGAACAATACGATTATAAAGTATTGGTTTATGGTAATTACACATTTAGAGATAATTTAGAAGCAGATTCTTTAGTAGAAGTTTTGCGTAGAGTTATCCCATTTTTAAGTGAAAGAAGAAAAATACATTTTACAATTCTTATTCCTGAATTTGTGAAATCATTAAACTTTCCAAATGTAGAACAACGAATTTATACATTACCAACTTACATCAATCAAATGCGTACTCACTTTGATTCAATTCAATTTATGAAGTACATTGATTGGAAACGTAATGATTGGGACATTATTTATACTCACTTACCGGAGCATACAAATCAGATAGCAAATTGTGTATTTAATAATACAAACATTATGCCAAAGATTGTAGGTTACTCACACTGGTTTGAAGTACCTGAAAATGCACCATACGCTAAAAATATGTTAGATAGTAGTGTAGCTGGTTTATTACAAATGGATGAATGTGGTGTCAATAGTGAGTGGTTAAAAAGATTAACAATTAAACATGCAGCTAAACATTATAATCAGGATGTATTAGATAAGTTAGAAAAGATTATTCAACCACATTATTTAGGAGTGGATAGAGTTAATCCAAGAAAGGTAACTGAATATACTGATAAGACTGTAGTATTTAATCATCGTGACGCTGGTTATACGGGATGGGAATGGTTTGTGAAATGTGTAGATGAAATTTGGGAGACACGACAAGATTTCAAAGTATATACAACATTAGCACAAATAGATAGGCTTTGGAATGAGAGAGTTAAGTTGACAGGTAGAAACGAATATATGGATTTCCTATCTAAAATGAAATTTGGTGTAGGTACGTTCCAAACTTATTCAGCTTGGAGTATATCAACTACTGATGGTTTCTCTGTTGGATGTCCTTATTTACTTCCAAATGATTTATGTTATCCTGAAATGGTTAGTGTAGCATCAACTCCATATCCTTATCTTTATGATGGTAGGGCAGATTTCATTAAACGATTCAATGAGATGTTAGATAATCCAATTGAATATGATACAACTGAAATAGCTAAGAATATGGTTTGGAATGAAAGAATAGCTAAATGGTTCAACGGATGGGATAGTGTATTTGAATTGAAGACAATGCAAGAAACCGAATCACTATTAAAGATTAAAGATTTTATTAAAGATAAAAAGGTTACCAATAAATTTGATATACTTGAGTATATGGGATGGGGTGTTAGAGTTAAATGGTCTGGTTATAGGAACACTTTAAGGGAAATGCCGGATATAAAATTCACTAAAAATGGATATGAGTGGATTGGTAACTAATTGATAATCAATGAGTTAGAAAATACCCGATAATTGTTTGGCAGTTTCGGGTATTTTTCGTATCTTTACATAGTAAACAATTACAATATTTAAAACCCTAAAACACACAAATTATGAGCGCTATTTTAGAAGATTACAAACAACAATTAATTAATAAAACTTCAATTGTGGATGTGGATATTCCAACTCCACCTGACCATTATGAATCGTATTTGTATTTATTTACAAATTTAGATAATGGTAAAAAGTATCTTGGAATTCACAAAGGACTTGTAGAGGATTTCTATTACAACTCATCAAAGAATCCAGAATTCAAAGAAGCATATACAAATGGTAAATCCAAATTCAAATACGAAGTATTGGATTATGGAGACCATTCGCAAATGTCATTTAGAGAAGCGGCTATATTAACTGCAGCTGATGCCAAATCAAGTATTGACTGGTATAACAAAAGTAATGGTGGTGCAATAAAACAAAAGCTACGAATGGATGTAGTTAAAAAAATTGTTGCACAAATTCAAAATGGTGATTTTGATTGTAAAGATGCAAATGGGGATTATATAAAAGAAGATAAAATAAAAATCTATAAACTGGATAGATTACAGGTTAGAGATGTTCAATACCTTCCTGAATTGGTTAAATCAGTTACAGAAAAAATTGAAGATAGAATGGGTAATACTGATATGTGTAATCCTATCCTAATATATGAAGGTAGATTAGAACCTAATACAATTAAAGGAAAACGTCGTGATTTAATTGGAGATGGTAACAATACAATTGAAGCAGTATATAGGTCTAAATCAGCACATACAATTAAGGTTGCTAGAGTACCATATGATATTCATAAGGATTTATCAAATACGGAGTTAAGAGCAATTGGTGGTTTACTTAACCCTGAACCAGAGGTTCGTAAAGTTAGTTCAACCCCATCTGATGCGGTTAAGTATATAGTTGGTGTATATGATACAACAGGTCTTCCAGCTGAATCAGCTGAGAACTTTGAATATTTGAGAGCCGTTGGGTTTACAAGTAACCAAATCAAAAAAACAATTATTCCAAATGCCATAGATGCTATTGAGAAAAAGCAGTTTCAGTTGGGTAATCAAATATTTATAGAGTATGGTACGGGTTCTAAACATAGACCTACATTAATTGCTGCATGTGAGAGTTATAAATCATCAGATACTCATTCTGAAATAACATCATCCTCTCATATTCGTATGGATAGGCTTATGACTAACTTTAGAATTGCACATCAACTAAATGATAAGAAAAAGAAATTAGTTGTGGTAATCCATCATCCAACTCCAAAGGCTAAAAAAGAGTGGGATGCTAATGTACAAGCTCTACATAATAAAGAGGTTGAGTTTTGGATTAAAGAAAGAGGGTTTGGATTTGAGTGGGTTGAAATGCCACACTTAATGGATAATAAATTAGTTAATTAAAATAAATAAATGTATCAAAACGTATATTATCAAAGAGAGAGAAATTTAGTACACTTGTGGGATGATAAATTAGGTTATCGTTCATTTCCATATACAAGGTACGCATATGAAAAAGCGGAAAGAGGAGAATATACTTCTTTATATGGTGACCGATTAAGTAAGATTTTTAAATTCAGTAAAGATGACCCGAATTTATTTGAATCTGATGTACCCGAAACAACACGTATTTTAGTTGATACATATACCGATTCTGATATTCCATCGGAAGGACACGTTATCTTAACATACGATATTGAGTGTGAAATGGATACGGGTTTGCCTGATGTTGAGAAAGCAGAGAACGAACTTACAGCGATAGGTTTGCATGATTCAGCTACTGACCATTATTGGGTTCTTATTATGGACAAAGATGGTAAGATGAAGGAAAGTAAGAATGGTAATCGTACGGTAATTCCTTTTAGAGATGAGAGGGATATGTGTATGAAATATCTTTCACTATACGAATATATTAATCCATCTATTGTAACTGGCTGGAACATAGACTACTTCGATACTCCATACCTTTATAATCGTATGAAAAGAATATTGGGTGTAAAGCACGCTAATAGGTTATCACCTATTGGGGAATGTTTCTGGTCTCCATATCGTAAGAGATTCTTTATGGCTGGTGTATCTTATTTAGATTACATTGGTTTATATAAATCATACACTTATGTTGAGATGGATAACTATCGTTTGGATACGGTAGCTATGAAAGAATTAGGTAGAGGTAAGGTAGAATATGCTGGTAATTTGGATGAGTTATTTAAAACCGATATTGATAAATTTATTGAGTATAACTTAGTGGATGTGCAGTTGGTTGTTGATATGGAACGTAAATTACAATTTGTAGATTTATGTAGAGGTATTTGCCACGCCGGACATGTACCTTATGAAGATTTCGTTTATTCATCTAAATTCTTAGAGGGTGCGATGCTATGTTATCTTAAGAGAAAGAACATCGTAGCACCTAACAAACCTGCGGATAGACAAGAGATGATGCAAGCTCTAAGAGATAATGAGCAAGAGAAATTCATTGGAGCTTATGTGAAGGCACCTATCGTTGGTAAGTATGATTGGATATATGACTTGGATTTAACTTCACTATATCCATCAATCATTATGACTACAAACATTTCACCAGAAACAAAAGTAGCAAAGATTAGTAATTGGGATGCACAAAAGTTTATGAAAGGTGAGATTGATACTTTCTTTATTGGTGAAAAAACTATTACAAAAGAAAACCTACGAAAGTTATTGGATGAGAGTA